TGGGGGAGATTTCCGTTGGGAAGCATCCGACCATCGTGTAAGCCTTGACGGGCTTGCCTGTGCGGTCGAGTTGGTTGATCGTCCAGTCGCAGAAGATGGGCTGCGAGAAGTTGAGGAACTCGTTCCTTGCGACATTCCGCTGCATCGACTGAATGCCATCGACCCAGAGTTCAAAGAGGTTCCTCAACTGGAACTTGCTGTCGTTGTAGACGGAGATCGTCCAGTCTCCGAAGGCACGGTCGCCGGGAACCTTGAGCCGTCTTCCGCGATAGGGAACCTCTATGGTTCCGAGCGCGGTTCCTGGCAGGGTGGCGGCACGGACAAGGAACGGAGTCAGGGGACTCTCGGTTCCTCCGATTCGTCCCTGAACCTCGAAGAGGGTTGGCTTTACTCCCGAACCTGTGAATGCGTTGGCGAAGTTTCTGATGTTCATTCTGGTTTACTCCCTATCCTTCTATCTATTCGAGGGTCTGAAGGTTGAAATCGGATCTTGTTGCGATGAAGTTCAACTGGATGAAGTTGATGGACTTCTGCGGCTTGATGTAGATGTCAGCCACGAACTGGTTGCTGTCGATGACCTGTGCGGTGTTGTTGGTCTCGTCGCAGACCACCTTGAAGTCTGCAATAGCCCTCTGACCGACCAGGCTGTTGAGGAACGGATTCACCAGGTTCCTGAACTGAGATCTGGTGAACTCGTCGTTGAACTCGAAGAGGCTGAACTTGGCGGCACGGGCAATCGCCTTCTCTATGGAGATGAACACGCGGCGAACATTGATGCGGTCGAACGCGCTGTTCTTGACCAGAAGGGTCTTGTCCCCGAAGAGGACGGTTCCGCTTCCATCGGCAAACTCGTTGAAGAAGTTGATCTGGTTCTTGTAGAGTTCGTCCCTGTCGTCCTTGGTGAACTGGGTCTCCAGACGGATGACATTCCTGAGGTTGCCTCTTGCGAATCCGGCGGGGGATTCCCAGAAGACTTCCTGACCGCACATGATTCCCGCGATGTCGGAAGACAGGGACATCTTCCGCGTCTGCGAGTTGTAGGTGTCGAAGAATATCTTACGTCCAGCGACGAGGACCGTGTAGGAGTTCGACGGGATCGTCAGGTTGGTCTTCCTGAACTTGACGGCATTTGCCGCAACGATTCCCGAGTTGGGGTTGAATCCAGCGGGGGGTGCTGTCGGAATGACGAGTATGGTGTCCTTCCTGGGTTCGATGACCGTGTCGAAGACCTGGCTCTCAAGCACCGTCTGCGACTGAGAGAGGTCGTTGGAGACGGACGATTCCGGGATGAAGATGATGTCTGCCGCATTGTCGTCCTGGGCGAACAGGCTGTATGCTGCCATGAGTTCTGAAAGGGTAGCCGCGCTGTTTCCAGCCGAGTCTCCGAACTTCAACTGAGTGTCGTATGACCCTACCCGCGTGTAGGTGATGCCGTCAGCACCGACCTTCTGCGAGGTGATGTCTCCGAAGACCGTGCTTGCAAGCGATGTGCTGTTGCCCAATCCGCCCTGATACGGAAGAACCTTCGTCATGTAGACGAACTGCGAGTTGGTGTTGATGTAGTCCTTGTAGAAGATGGACTCTCCGTCCAGGTTCTTGGCATCGGATGCCTTGGAGAGGAGTTCAAACCGCTCAAGGATGGAACCCTTAGTACCGAACTTTCCACCCGCATCGACAACTGCGATGCTGATCTCGTCGTTCGATCCTCCCTGCGACAGGGCATAGGACGAAGTGGCAGGGATGCTTCCGAACAACTTGGACGAGGAGAACGGCTCTCCGCTGGATGTAGTCGTGGAAGATGAGTCGCTGCGAACGCCAAACTGCACGATTCCGAACTTGAGGTTGTTCCTGACCCCCGTGATGCCACCCGTGACATCGAAGGTGATTCCGACCGTCTCGATGTTGGACGAGTCCTGGTCAATCCTGCGCTTGTAGGATCTGCCTCCGGTGATACCGATCAACTGCGCCCAACCCTTGACGGTTCCCGATGGAGCAGAACCGATGAGTTCCTCTCCCGCCCGCGACCAGTTGATCACATAGTTCTCGAAGTTGCTTGTCTGGACCGACTGAGGACTAGATGGCTCCACGAACAGCGGCTGGAAGTTGGAGGGAAGACCGCTTTCCGACACGACCTCTACGCGGCTGATGGTGAATGCCGTGTTGCCTGGATCGGGAGATCCCGTGCGGAACCTGGTTCCCATGTTGGAGTAGTCTCCGTTCAGGAACAGGATGTCTACGAAGTTGCTGTTAGTGGTATTCAAGCGGCAGAAGATGTTGCCAGGAATACCGTAGTGGTAGAATGGATTGAACCTGTGGTCTCCGTCGCCAGGAGCGAACCTTTCGGCTGCGTAGTAGTTGGCTGCGTTGCCATCGGGATTCGACCCAGTTCCCGTCAAGGTGAAGTTTTGAGCCGTGGTTCCACGGGCATACAAGATGTTGAACTTGTTGATGTCCTGATTGACGGTCGAGATGAACTCGGTCGCTGCGACCTTGGGCTGAACCGTGACTGTGAACCAAGGAATGCTCTCGAACGAGACACCAGCCGAGGACTGCTGCGCACCGCTTCCGCGATCCGAGAAGCCCGTGTATGTCACTCCGTAGTTTCCGCTAGATACTCCCGTGATGGCTCCTGCATAACCACCAAGTAGGGTGAAATCGCTGTATGCGGGGGTGGAAACGCTGTCGGATGTTCCTCCGTCGAAGAGGACGACTCTGAGCGAGTTTCCGAATGTGCCAGGATACCTTGCCTTGAAGTATGCCTTCGTCTCGATCCCGTCTCCTGCCGAGAATCCACCAAGAGTCCTGAACTGGTCGATGTTGCGGATGGTCCGCTGATCAACGCTGCCGATCCATGTCACGCCCGCATCGTCCGATGTGGCATTGACCTCTCCAGCCTTGATGGCACGGATGACCTTCAGAGGCGAGGAGTAGCGGAGGAAGTTTGCCGCAGCGTTGAAGTCCTGGTTTCCATCGACGGCGGATGCATCGCTTGTCGGCTTTCCGAAGATGGTCGCAAGGTTGCTTTCCGTGCTGATGTTGGTGGCAACCAGACCTGGTCCCCAGTTGAAGATTCCGACCATGCCGCCAACATTGAGTCCCTCGGGGACGATGAACTGCGAGAGGTCGATCTCTGAAACATTTACTCCAGGACTGAGTTGCGTTGGAATGGGATTAGCCATTTTCTCTCCTTAGATGATCTCGGTGAAGGTGCTGTCTGTCCTGGTCGCGATGAAGTTCAACTGGATGAAGTTGATGCTTCGGTTGGGCTTGATGAAGATGTCTGCGACGAACTGGTTGTTGTCGATGACCTGACCTGTGTTGTTGGTCTCGTCGCACACGACCTTGAAGTCGGTGATGCCGCGCTGCGCCTGGATGCTCCTGAGGTAGGGGATGACCAGGTTGCGGAACTGAGACCTAGTGAACTCGTCGTTGAACTCGAAGAGGCTGAACTTCGCTGCGGTGGAGATAGCCCTCTCCACCGTGATGAAGAGCCTACGGACATTGATTCGGTCGAACGCGGACGGCTTCTTGAGAAGGGTCTTGTCTCCGTAGAGAAGGGTTCCCTCTCCGCTGAATGTAGCCACGGGATTGACACCCGCCGAGTAGAGGATGTCACGCGCAGCCTGATCGGGGTTGAACGCCAGTTTCACGACATTCTTCAGCGATCCACGGTTCGGTCCCGCTGGGGAGAACCAAGGCTGAGACGTGAACTCGCTCCTTGCGGCAAGACCAGCCGTGTCGGAGTTCAGAGGGATGTATCGGAACAAGTCGTTGTACTTGTCGTAGACATACTTCCATCCGCTGTCCATGAAGACATAGGACGAGTTGATGTTGTAGGCATTGCGGGTCGCCACGACATTGTTCGTGGCTGTGATCTGAGACTTGTTGAGGACATCGCTGAGTTTTGGCGAGATGAAGACAACGCAGTCCTTGCGGGCATCAGCCATGTCCCTGAGCAACTTGACGATGGTCTCAGCCTGTGAGTCGCCGCCAGCGCGTCCTGCCACGATGAGCGACACATCGATGTTCTCGCGGTCAGCCAACTTGGAGTAGCCGTTGGTGTAGATCCTGCTGCTGGCATTTGTTCCTGCGGTAGCACCACCGAGGCTGTAGCGGATGACCTTGGCGAATCCACCTGAGACATCGCTGAACGAAGTGCCTAGAGGCTGCTCTGAGGCTGCTCCCCAGATGCTCTTGATGTTTCCACCCCAGATGTATGTCGAGTCGTTGTTGATCGTGCTCGTCACATAGTTTGGCTGGTTGTTGTTGTCCTTGCTGTCGAAAGCCTTGGACACCGACTGATATGTCTCGAGAACGGAGTTCTTGGTTCCCGTGAAAAGACCGTCCTCGTCGATGACCGCGATATTCAGTTCGTCGTTCGCTCCACCGGCATTGGTTGCCTGTGTGCTGGTGTCTGCGGCAAGCGAGAAGAGATCCGCATACTTGCTGCGGTATGTGATGACGGTTCCGTTGGGAATGGTGCTTGCCACCGTGCTCTTGAGGGTGGCAGTCAGACCAGTGGCAGCGTCGATGAGGAAGACCTGCGAGAAGTTCTGCGTCTGGAATATGAGTTTGTCGTTCTCCTCGACCGTTCCGCCGATTGCCGTGGTGAAGGTGATGGTGTTCGTTCCAGACGAGGCGGTGGCTCCGAGAGTCAGGCTAGCCTGTCCGTCTCCGTCCAGAACCACGACCTTGAGGGAGTTTCCGATGACACCTGGGCAGCGGGCATAGAAGGGAAGGGTCAAGCCCGATCCAGCAGCGAAGAAATCATCGTCGTTGAGGTAGATCTGACCAGTCGCTCCGCTGGAGTTTGCCGTTGTCTCGTCGCTTCCGACGACGCGGACGATCTTGAGGTTTCTCCCATATTGGAGGAAGTTAGCCGCAGAATGGAAGTCGATGCCGTCATCCGTGCGAGTAGGCTTTCCGAAAACCCTTACGAGATCGTCTTCGGAAGTGACGGTGACGACCTTTTCGGCTGGTCCCCACTGAAACACGCCAGCAAAGCCACCTGTGGTGGTCGAGAGGTTTGGAACCACCGTGGTGAGGTCGATTTCCGAAAAGTTCACACCAGGACTAAGTTGTACGGGCAGTCTGCTCATTTGTTTCTCCCAATGAATCTACTCTCGTATGTATCATTTTGAGTATTTGCTCAGTACCACCCACCCGCGCCATGATTCATGCGGTCTTCCCAGAACTTCTCCGCGTTTTCCTTGTGCCAGACCGCACCGTCCTCGAATGCCGTGGTGGAAATCTCGTCATCCACCCCGTCCTCGACGAACCCAAACGGAAGCATCTCCTCCTCTATCTTCTCTATCTGCTCCTTGTAGATGTCCTTCTTGATGTCCATGTTGGTGACATCCTTGAAGTAGGGCTGAGTGGACATCCACCCGAAGAGAACCAGTGTCATCACAAGGTCGTCGTTGTAGCCAGCCTCAGCCTCGAACGAGTTTCTCTTGGACACATAAGAGTAGAGTTCCTTGATTGTGTCGAAGTCCTCCACGATCAGGCTGTTTCCCTCCAGCAGGGTCTTGAGGACGGAGCATCCAAGACGCTTGACCACCTCGGATGTACGGACTCCGAACTGCTTGGTTCCTACTCCGAACCCGCCGTCCATGACCTGACCCTTCCTTCCCCTGTGGGTGCATTTCAGGAGGTTCTCGTATTCCAGTTCCGAGTGGATGGCATCAGCCACCTGTCCTCCCATGTCGTTTATCTCGACCAGCACATGCGCATTGTTGTACTGCCTTGCTGCCATGTGGATGACATTCGGGAAGATCAGGGGGGATATCTTGTTGTTGCGGAAGGTGGCAACCACCTTGTAGGGTGTGCTGGTGATGTCGAACACGCTGAAGGCAGAGTAGTCCTGCTCCGTTCCATGCGAGACATCCACCGCCATGGCATAGATGTGCTTTGGTTCAGCCTTCTCGTACACCTTGAACCCCTCTCCGTTCTCGAATACGGGGTTCTTGTACGCCAGCGTCTTCAACTTGGCTGGCGATATGAGGGTGTGGATGGAGCCTAGGAACTCGCAGTTGTGCTCGGTGTTGAACTGCTCAAGAGAGGTGTTGGCAATCGTCTCTTCCATCCACTTCTCGTCGCGACCAGGAACATCAGACCAGTGGACTTCTATCGGGATGTATGTGTTCCTCTTGTTCGTGGCATCCGTCCACATCTTGTAGAACATGTTCATGCCGTGGGGAGTGGACACCACGATCATCTTGGTGTCCTTGCCGGACGAAATGGTCGGATAGACCGAGGAGAAGAACTCTTCAGCCACATTGTCGGGGACATAGGCAAACTCGTCCAGTAGGATGGCATTCAGGGACATACCACGGACAGCCGATGACGAGGTCGCTGAAGCGATGACGCGAGACCCGTTCTCAAGTTGGATCGACCCCTTGTTCCACTCCGTGATTCCCTGCTGAAGCCACCTTGGAAGATACTCGTATGCCAGTTTCAGCCTGGCAAGAAGTTCCCTTGCCGTGCTCATCTTGTTGGCAAGGATAGCCACATTCATGCTCTGGTTGAACAGGATGTAGTGCAGGAGATAGGCAGTCACCGTGGTTGACTTGCCAGCCTGTCGCGGCAACTTGGCAATGACGAACCTGTTCTCGTGGATCGTCCGCACTATCTCTTCCTGGTAGTCGTAGAGGTCGAAGGGAACGAGACCCTTGTCTAGCGACACAATCTTGATGTATTTCTGCACGAAGTAGATGGGATCCCTGGCACATCGTGCGTATTCCGCCACCTGCTCCTGAGTCCAGTTTATCTTGACCCCAGGAGCCTTGAGGTTCTGGTTTCCCATGTACCAGCCTTCTGTCTTTGCTTCAGGCATCTTCGCCATCCTTCACTTCCGATTGGTCTATGATCTGCCGCGCTTCGTCCATGGCTTTGGAGAAACTGCGCTTTGGGTTTATGAGTTCCTGAAGATCCTTCGTGGAACCAAGGAACAAGGCATTGTTTATGTTCGTCTCGCCCTTGCTTTGGTACTTTTCCTGCTTGATGGTCTTCATGCGCTGATGCAGTTCGACCAAGTCCTTGTTGGTCTCCGCTACTGCCTTTATCATCTGCGCGACCACTTCGTAAGCCCGTGGTTCCTCGACCTCGGTTGCCACCTTCAAGGCTCCGTCCACAGCCATGAACCCAAG